TATGCTGAAGAAGATGGTAATGTTGTAATTGACACTTATGCAGATGAACATACTTTAACTGAAAAAGAAGAGTCAGACGTTGATGTTGCTATTCAGTTAGAATCAGAAAATCAAAGAGGTAAATAATGTATAATGGTTATTTTGCTATCGCATTAGATAAACAAAGTTGTAATGCAGTTAAAAAAGGTGCTACAATGAGTGTGTTAGTATCAGACCATATTACACTTGCCTTTAAACCAACAGTTAAAGTATTTAATAAGTACAAAAATCTTGTGGGTAAAAAAGTCGGTGCAATGATTAATGGTTACAGAGCAAATAATCACATTGACGCATATTGGGTAAAAGATATGTTTTTATTAGACAATAATAAAAAATTAAGAAGAAGTGATAAAGGTGCTGCTCACATCACATTATCGCATAAAGAGGGTTATAAATCAGGTGACGCTAACTCTATGTTTACAAATCCTAAAGTAAAAGATAAAAGACATGGTTACGTAGAAGGCACTATCAAATATTTTAATTACAACAAAGGAGTATAGTATGGAATGGATATTACTAATATTAATAATAATGATGACCGCTGTTGCAGTTGCATATTCGGGTGAAATATATTTGTATTTAAGTTTAGTATTTGGTTCAATTATTACCGATATACAAAATTTTATAAGAAAAATACTAGGTAAATAGACTATTGACAAATTGATTAAAATGTGCAATAATAATAGAATGTCAAAAAAATTGACAAAAAGAGAACAATTTGAATTAGTAAAAAAAGATTATCATAAGTGGTTAGGTACATTAGGTCTTAACATAAATGTCAAAACTGGCCATATTATAAAATCAAAACGTGTATCTAAACCATTAGATATATCAATGTACAAAGTAAGAGATTCTATACCAACAAGTGATAGAATAGTTGGCAATACTTATAGACGATATTATTCTACAAGTTTGCCTGAAGGTAAAACAATATCTATAGCATATAACAAAGGTGGATATCAAGTTGTTGATGCTAAAGATTTTAAATCTATGGGAAGGAAAATATGAGAACTTTAATGTTACTAACAATACTTGCTATTATGTCAACATCAATGGCAAAAGCAGATGAAAAATATGATTATTCTTCATGTGAGAATATGAATTGGTTACAAAAAGAAATATGCGAAGCTAAAATATTTCAAAAAACTAATTGGCAAAATGGTAAAGATCAAACTACCAATACTATAAACAAAATTAAATCATTATTTGCAAATAACAATGCTTCATAAAATTAGTGATTTTTGTAAAAAGATTGACAGCATCAAAACTCAGGCTGATAAGTTATATAATTTAAAGTATAACAATCCTAAAACGCCTGAGAGGGATGCTGAAATCAATCACCTTATTGAAGATATACAATTAATGTGTAAGGTTGTGTCAAATGACACAAGTCCATACGATAAAAAATAACGAATCAATAGAAATAGGTCAGATGTTCTTACTTTGTTCTTCTAAAAATGTTGATTTTATTAACCTTTTTAGTGCTTGACTTTTAAGATATTCTGTGTTAGCATTAGTACATAATGATTATTAACTTAACAAAAGGACACTATGATAGATAAACAAACTATATTTGAAGAATTTAAAATTGCAAAACAAAAAGACTTGCAACAATCAACAAGAAACGAACCGTATGAAGATGTCTTTACAAATAGATTACAACTATTAAATTCACATAAAGTTGCAAAAAAATCTAATCCGAAGATGTATAGAAACTTAGATATTAATTTTGATAATCTAATAAAAGCTTATTCAAGTCAATATCCAGTTGATGTTTTTTACAATGTCGGCTTCGGTAAATCTCTTAAACAATATCAATTTGATAAGATTATTGAAGAAATGACAGAAAAACAAAAAGAAAAAGAAGAACAATTAAGAAAAAAAGAAAAAGAAAAATTAAAAATTGAAGATGTTGAAGAAGTTACTTTTAATTAGTTGTTTGTTGTTGCTCTCTAATTGTGCTAGCAAACAGTCCTATATTGGTGCATCCACTACAGCGGCTGTTGCTGGTACAGCATGTTGGCAATATATAAGTGATAATCCTGCTGTTGTGGCTACTTGTGCAGTTGCAGGTTCATTTAAAGGTGCAGATATTATGAATGCTGAAACAGATGATCAATTAATGACAAGGGCATTTGTAGATCATTTAGATAACGCACCGTCAACACCTGGATTTACAACATGGATGAATCCAAAAACACAAAGTAATGGTATAATTAAAACAACTGGATTTTATTTAAAAGGTCCTATTAAATGTACAACAGTTGAATTAACACATAATCAAAATTTAGATACAACACGATTTTTTGACTCAATTTTATATGGCAATCCGTATCGAAGAATGGAATACAAAGAAGTGTGTAAAATGCCAGATGGTAGATGGAGAGTAAATGAATAAAAAAAGAACTTTATTTTTTATATTTTTATTGTTATTACTAATACCTGTATTAATGAGTATTGCTTTTTCGGACGATTCATTTAATAATACTATGGATAAAATTGATAGATTAAATAATAATAAAGACAAAGTATATTATGATAAAATACAACCTCTAAACAATCAATATTGTTTTATAAAGGTAGAAATAAAAGAAGTAAATGGTGAAATAGTTAAACAGGAAGTTGTAGAATGTGCAGATGGTAGAAAGGCATATGACGGTCCAAGTTATTGGGAGTTATTTGCTCAGTTTTACTACGGTGATATGAATACACCTGCTTATTGCAGATACTATGAACGACCGAAACATGCTTATCATAAACCTGGTAAAGTATGTTTAGATAAGTATGGAAATTGGGAGGTGAAAAAATGATAAAAGGTCTATTGACACTTACAATCTTATGGATTATCCTTGCATTTACTTGGGATCCATTTGTTTCTACAGTTGAAAAAACACAGGCTGTTGACAAAACAAAAGAAATAGTATATAATGTGTTTAATAATGTAAAGGAGAAGGTTGATGAATAAAATAATAAGATATGCTTTGATAGGTACTACAGCACTTGCTTTAACAGCATGTTCAAGTAGTACATATACTATCAAACAAGAAAAGAATAATCAGGTATTAAAAGTGCCTGCTTGGTACATGAAAGATTATTCTGAAAACAAAGAATGTGGTAAAACATTTTTTGGTAAGAATAAAACTAAACAATGTGTATTCGGTGTTGGTACAAGCACATCACCAGACCTTGAACTTGCAATAGATAAGGCAATGATGATTTCAAAGGCCGAAGTTGCAGATAAGGTAAAAGGTGAAATGAATAAAAAGGCAAAAATATTTGTTACAGAATTGGGTAAATCTCAAACAAAAACAGTTGTAACAGATGTTGAGTCTACACTTGTTAACATAATTAAAAACACAAAGGTAAGAGGTTACGAAGTGTTTGCTCAGGAAGTTACACTTACAAAACAAGGATACTATCGTGCTTGGGTTGGTTTAAGACTACCACTTGGTGAGTTTAACAAGATGTATCATTACACAATAAATGAAGTTGCTGACTCTTATAACTTAAAGAAAGAGGCTGAAAAGGCATATAAAGAAGTAGAGGATCTAACAAGTGACTCATAAAATAGAAATATACTCAAAGCCTAATTGTGTTTATTGCGAGAAGTCTAAACATCTTATAAAGACATTAGGCCTTGAGTACACAGAAAAAATGTTTGGTAAAGATTTTACAACACCAGATCAGTTATTTGAGGCTGTAGGTAAACAAGTAAGAACTATGCCACAAATATTAATTGATGATAAACACGTTGGCGGATATAATGAATTGGTTGAGTATTTTGCTGACAAAGGTCTATGTAACTTTAAAGGTGAAGTAACAAAAAATGTTAATGACAAATAAAAACGAAAATAACGTTATATTGTTTCCTAAGGTACCAAAGGTAAGACCTAATCAAAAGGCACAAGAGTTAGATGCTAAAAGACAGGAAATGATAAGACTACAACATAATAAAGTTTATGTACAGGCATTGAATGATGATATTACTGAAGATATTTTAATGAAGTTAAAAGACGAAAACTTTAATTTAACAGACCCAACATTTTTGAAAGATTATAAACTTTTTACCGAATCAATTAGGTCGTTGTTGCTAAGACAAGTAAAGATGAAACATCCTTTACAAGAAAAGGTAGATAAGGCCATAACAACAAAGGGTGAAGGCAAAGACGTATATGCTATTACAATTGACTATGCAAAATTTTAAGAATTCCATAAAGCACTTTGGGATAGTTTCTAATACTGGCAAAATTAGTAACTTTAATCAATGCCACTATATAATAAGGAGTGAATAAATGTTTAAATCATTTTTCTCAAACGACTCAATGAAAGTCGTATCAAAATCAAAAAAAGTATCTACAAGAGGTAGAAAAACTTTGTCAAAAAGACAAAAAGTTTTAAACCTTTTATCAAAAGGTGCACCAGTATCTTGGAAATCTTTAAGAACTAAATTCGATTTAGGTTCACCAAGAGCTTTAATTGATACATTAAGATCAGAAGGAAATATGATCTATGTTAATCAAACTGCTAAAGGTACTTCTTACAGAATGGGTCAACCAACAAAAGCGATTATCGCTGCTGGTATCCAAAAGTTATACGGAACTCCGTATGCTTACAAAAATGCGTAATCTCTCTCTTTAAAAACGCATAAATAAATGTAGAGGCGGCCTTGTGCCGCCCTTACATAACAAAATGAGGAGGGCAATATGCCAACAAACACATCTAATATGAATATGCAATATAGTGGATCATCTGCTCCATTGCTACACGAAATTCTAACTAAAGTAAATAACGCAAAAGACAAACCCAAAAAGATTGAGGTTTTAAAATCTAATGACTCAGTACCTTTAAGACAAGTATTAAAAGGTGCTTTTGATCCAAAAATTGAATGGGATTTACCACCTGGTAATCCACCATATACGGTCAATGAAGCTCCAGCAGGAACTGAGCATACGACTCTATACACAGAAGCTAAAAAATTATGGCATTTTGTAAAGGGTGCAGACGAACAACTTTCAAAAACAAAAAAAGAAATGATGTTTATTCAAATGCTAGAAGGTTTACACAAAGATGATGCTGAACTGATGGTCGCAGTAAAAGAGAAAGAACTTAATAAAAGATATAAAGGTCTAACGGATGCAGTGGTAAAAGAAGCATTTGGTTGGAATGACGATTACAAAACGTCCTAAAACATAAATATTATAGAGTGATTCTATAAAATACAACTATAGGGTGTAGAACAAAAGTAGAACATTTACTTGATAAATTGTCACACCCTATTTCCCTTTGATTTACAGTATAAAAAACGGCTCATATTGTCCCGATTTTGCTTGAAACTTATACTATTTTCTGATATAGTAGTAGTATGAAAACAACAAAAAAGGAGAATACATTATGTCAAAAGTAAAACAATATTATGCCGATGAAGTTGAAAAGACAGTTGATAAGATTATCTTAAATTTTAAGAATAATCTAATTAATTTAGAAACTGCTGTTGCTGAAATTATGAAAGTCGATAACCTTGATTTAATAGGTATTGATGAACACAATGTAGAAGAATGTATCCAAGATACATTTTACGATAAGGTTACTTCATAATGAGAAAACCTTTATTTACATTATTTCTTGCTTTCGTTTATATATGGTCTTGGTCAATATTTAATGTTGTTAAGGCCGACACCTATAATAAAGCAGTTATAGGACATGTTATATCTGAAACTATAAAAGGTACAGATATTGATACAAAATATATTATGGAAAATGAGTTAGAAAAACTTGCTCATAAGTTTATGGTTGATTCAATATCAATACTACAGGCTTACTTACCTCAAATATTAGAGGGTGTTGCCGCTGATTTAAGACTACAAGTAGATAAAAAATACAAAGAGGAATTATTAAATGGCGAAAACAGTAACTAGAAAATCAAAAGCTCTGAAACTTAAAAAAAAGTTGAAAAAAGAATTTTCTGTAAAAAGAAAATATACAACTACTTACAAAGACATAAAGAAGTATTTTAAAGAGTTAAATAATGCTATTTTTGATAACAAGTTATCTCCATTTGGCCAAATTCAAATAAAAGATTTAAAAAGAGAGAAGTGTGTGGGACAAGTTATTACATTTGAGTGGAAAAGAAAAGGTACACGAATGTATAAACTAGAAATGTTACCTGCCTATCCTGAAAAAAGAGATTTTATGGACACGTTAGTACATGAAATGGTACACTTGTACCAAATGCAAAACCTAGGTGATACTGGAAACCATAATGAAGTGTTCTGGTCTTTTTCACCAAAAGTAAACTATATTGGTTTACAACTATAGAAAGAAGAAAGTTATATTATGAGTAAAAGTGAAAAAAACCATGTTGACGATTGGTTAAAACAACAAATTAGAAAAGGCATAAACATAATTGATTATGTTTTACAAAACAATGTAAGTGAGTGGGAACTATATTATACAGGACATTTACACAAAGACATCCTAAATAACTTTCCAGGCAGAACAAGTAAAAAGATATTTAAAGGTTATAGAGAACTTTTAGATAATAGTAACCTTGTGTTTATTCAAAAGAAGTTTGAAGACCACGGCTATGAATATTACGTAAAGAAAGGTATATAATGAAACTATTGAAAAAACATAAAGAAATTTTACAAATGGTTGTAAAAGGCAAAGGTGAATTTAAGACACCTACTGTGCCAAAAGACCATTCCGAAGCAATACTTGACGATCTTGTTAAATTATACTTACAAGACCTTATTGTGTTTAATAGAGAATATGATGTGCCATCTTTTGGTCCTAGTAGCGAACATAAAGTAAGATATAAATGGTATGTTGTTACTATGAATAAAAAGAAAACTTTAAAAGATTTGAAAAAGGTAATTAAAGATGGTAAAATTTAAAGTTTTTATTAAAACAATGATGTTTGTTGTAGTAGTTACAGCAATGTCATTTGTATGGTATGGATATACACTTGATGGTAAACAAAGAGCAGAAGCTGCTGTACCATCATTGCCTGACTTTGAACACAATAGTAATCAGTTGTTTATAGATAATGTTAAAATGTGTGTCGAGTATATTCATTTTTACAATGATATTAATAGAGTCAATTTAGAACTATTAGTAGCACAGGCAGCTCTAGAGTCTGGTTGGGGAACAAGTAGATTTGCCAGAGAGGGTAAAAACCTATTTGGTATTCGTACATATGATTTAAGAGAGCCTCATATGTTACCTTGGAAAGATAAACCAAAAAAATGGGGCGTTAAAGTATTTGAACATGAGTGTGATAGTGTTTTACATTATACTAAAACCTTAAACAATCACCATGCCTATCAAGGTTATAGACAAATGAGAGAAGAAGGTATTGATAATCCATACATGTTGATAGAAACACTGGATGCATATGCAAGTGATAAAAATTACTTTGCTAAAATAAAAAGTATTCTCACAAAAATAAGAGAGGACTATAAATGAAAATAATAT